GTACCCGGAGACGGGAAAGGTCCTGCTCTTCCTGCTGTTGGGTGCGGACACCTTCTAGTTGTTGCCTTTCCTGTTCAAGGAACTGGAGCCTATCCCTCTCCTGGTTCGTAAGGGATTGAGGTTCTGTAGGCTCAACCGGGCGAAGTTCTTCAGGAAGGCGAAAGAGGGGTGCCTGCGCCGTTTCTTCAGCGGGACTAGCAGGAGGGGTCTCCCACTGTGCTGATGCTTCCGGAGTTTGGCCCTCAGCAGGACCAGGTACAACAGGTGATATCGGCTCATCCGTTGAGGCATCAGCCGCCACCTCCTCTACAGGGGAGATAAGGGACTCTCCCTCACCTGTGGTGCTGGCTTCCTCCAGACGCTCCAAGGGGCTCTGTTGTGTGGTCATACTACTCCCAAAAAAAGAAGGCCCCAGCACAATACTGCACTGGGACCTTCGTGAAGGCTACCCTTCTCCGCAATATACTACGAGTTAGTAGTTGGTCTTGTCAATCCTACCTACTTCTGTGATAGCCCATGAGATTATCTTACCCTGCTTCACATTCAAGGTGATGTTCCCGTGTTTCTCGCTATGCAAGAACCCCCGGATAGCCTCATATAGAGCGGGTGGTATATCTACTATGGAAGGGCTATCTACCTTCAGCATACTCTACCTCAAGAACATAGTGGGCGGAGCGAAGTTAGCGGTTCCCTGGATACCCTGCCGCTGCCCTATAGGGAGATTGCGGAACGAACTGGGGAAGTCGTAGTTCCCCACAAAGTCAGCGAAGCGCAGGTTGGGCTCCAACCCGGCCCGTATGTACTGGTCAAGCAGGCCCTGGTACTGCTGGAATATATCGCTGAACTGGCCCTGGTAGAAGGCCCTCTGGTTGGAGGGCAGGTTAGCCCGCTGGAGTGCCCCGAAGAAGGGTATCCTGGGCTCCTCATCCAGTATCCCGCCGTATATCTGGTTGGGCAACTGGGAGACCGGCGAGACCTGCTGGCCGAACATCTCCGATTGGAAGTTGCCGGGGGCGAACTGATTGAATGTGTTGCCGAAAGTTGTCATGGTTAACGCATACCCTCCGTAATCTGACGCCATAGTTCCATCTGACGTTCTGATGCTTGTTTCTGAACAAACTCCGCCCTGTCCTCCTTAAACACCAAACCGGGGAAGTAGGGGTCGGACTGAACGGTGCCCTTTAGTACCTTACTCATCCGGTTGCGGAGGCTGGCCTTCGATAAGCCCTCTACACCGGCTGGGTTTGCCTCTGGCAGTCTGTCAAAGTTAGGGTAATACCCTCTGATTGCTTCATCAGTGGTAGCTGAACGGAAGTTAATCCCGCTGAGTTGGGCCATTTGGCCCGCAAATCCAAGCCTGACCTCACCCCTGGGCACATACTCCTGTACTGCGGGGAATCTCTCTATTAACGCACCCATAGCAGAGGTTCCGCCAATAGGGCCGCCAAGACTCTGAGCAAGGTGGAAAGCCCTCTTGGGTATGGTGTCTAATTTTTCCCCATAAAAGGTCTCTCCAACAATCTGGTCAGCAACAACACGGTAGGGGACATTAAGACGGGCACTTATAAACCCAAACGGGTCGGCAACCCGGAATGGGGTATCCATCTGTCCCATGATGTCTATGTGAATCGGTTGGCCCGCACTACCAGTAAGTCCGGGGAATTGAGGTGATAGGAACTTATTGGCATAACCAAATCCAAAGAAGGCGTAAGAGTCCCCAAAGTTAACTGGGTTGTAGGCTTTCCACGGCAGGGGCTCCCCTGTCGCAGCGTAGTTAATGCCATTGGAGATAGCGACCATAGCCGTAAGAGTTCCTAGAACCTGCTCTCTGGCTAGACCGGCCCGTGGATTGGTGGATACAGCCCTGGCCCCTAACCGCAGGAGAGACTCATTCTCGTTGATGGAGAAGAAGAAGTTCTCCATATATTTCCGCATAGTGGGGTCTGTTATCATGGACTGCCAACGGCCAGGGGTGCTGAAGATGAGGTTGGCAGCTTCGGCTGCTTCAGCAGCAATAGCCCGAGGAGTGGCACCAGGTCGGGTTCGCCGTACCTGGGGGATGATGAAATTTTCAAGGGACCACTTCTGGGCAGACAGGTACACACCCTGGAATAAGCCGCTCTGCCACCAGTCGTTCAGTTCTTTGAGTTTCTGGACTGGCAGGATGCGCTTCGGGGTAGTGTCCAGGAAGTCAATCATCTCTCTCTGAATGATGGAGGTATCAGCTTGAAGGTTCAAGCCCTCTTCAACCAACATCCGGTAGGTTAACCCAAAGTCTTTATTTACCCGGTCATTAGAGAGCATCTTATTACGAAGACCGCTCCTGGACCTTGGAGAGAATTGCGTAGTGAACACGTCCTTCAAAAGGGAGGGATATCTAAGGGGTGCCGCTCGCTTTAGTCCAGTTGGAGTAGCCCCTGACCCTATAGCCCTTTGTAGAATATCAACGTGCTGGAATAGCGACCCCGCTAACTTCACACCTTTAAGACCATTGGTGAACCACCGTACTCGTTGCATGGTACCAGTTAGAGGTGGATGGTAAACCTGCTCCAAGATGTTCGCCACGTAATTGGGCACATAAGTAGGACTCTGAAGAGCCGTTTGTCCTGCTTCATCTGTAACAGAACGGCCAGTAAATAGGGGGCCAATATCAGGGACACGCCACCCCTTCAGGGCCTTCTCTGTCATATCAAACTCTGGGGTAGTCCCAGCACTCTTAGCCAGTCCTTCCTTATAGAGACGGTTCATCATAACCACGTTTTCCCGATACTCAATGCCGTGGACACGCCGTTCCGCCATCATAGCTAACGGATTCCAAGAGCGGGGAGTAAGACCGGCCTGACGAAGTTCTGAGTAAGAGGCGTCCACTCTAGCCTTAGTATAACGAGGCAACCGTCCTAAGCCCAAAGGTCTGCGCCCGACTCCAGCAATGGCTTCTCCTTGACTCCAACCCCTGGGGAAGTAGTCAGGGTGCGCCATCATCTTAGAAGCAAAGTTAGCAGCATCAATCTGTAAGAAGTTGGGAGAGGTTGCTTGAGAAGCCTGGAGAAATTCCAGCATCTCCTTCTCTTCTAACTGCTGCATCCCTTTCACGTATCTAGCAAACTCTTGCAAACTGTCTGGTAGCGACTCTATAGGGGCCTCTCCGTGAAGAACTTTGAACACGGGGTCCATCATGTCTTCATCAAAAGAAACGATACCCAGTCGCTTAGTGAGGGACTCCCCCTCCTCAAACCAGGCCACCGTATCTGCACCCTCAGCACCTCTGGCAGCCTCCCATTTACGCATCACGCCCTGAGCGGGAGCCTCCCATGATGGAAGGTCCATGTCCGAGATAAGAGCCTCGACAGACCTTCGTGGTCCTGTTATACCGGCACCCATAGGAACACCGGGTGTACGTACTGGAGGCTCACCAGGGGGATTATCTAGCTTGGTGTATACGGCTTTAGCCTCGTCTAGTTTGGAGAGGCTGTCCAGTTCATCAACTGCCGTTTCAATGCCCTCTTCCCTTATTGTGGCCTTTAGATTGCCCATCTTGGCTGGAGTATCAGCGGCATAGAAGTCGGAAACGCCCTTCGATTCAAATGTACCCCTAACCGGTTCATCTCCTATCCTCTTTCGGCCAAGACCAGCCGCCTCCTGACGGATAACACCTGAGACCTCCAACCCAATGTCCTCCGGGCCCTGAAGGTCTGAGAAGTTGTTCCTTAATACTTCTAGTTGGGCCTCTTTAGCCCTTATCTTCTTATTGATAGGGCTATCAGGGGATGCCTTTTTGGGTACTTCTCTACGGAGTCTGTCTAATTCAGATTCACGCCTTCGAATACTTCGGCGTATCATGTCTATATCTTCGATGTCGCCTGTAACTGACTGGGGGGCTTCCCCTATACTGGCTTTGAGGTTATCAATCTCTTGCTGGAAACCGCCTATCTTCTGCCCAATTACGTTCCTTGCCCGTATTCCGGAGGGAGTGTTGGCGGGAGGGAGAGATTCGGTTAATGTCTGAATCTTCCTCTGTAGCACCCCAATCTTTTTCTCAGCACTAGTGATGTCTTTAAGATTAGCCTGGGGTGCCTGACGCTGGGCAGGGCCTCTGGTGATGCCACGCATAGTAACAGGGGGTGGGCCTCCCGGTAGTCGGGCCGCAGCCTGCTCAATATCCCAAGGGGTGGCATCGGCAGGGAGAACGGTTACATCCTGTTGGCCTAATTCAAGTGACCCACGGCGTAGGTCTCTCTCACTTTTGAATACAAGGCGTTGTCCGGTAGGGTGGGCATCATCTACTACTATCAACGAAGGCTCAAAACGCCCCACTCCCCTAGATGCACGTATAGCTGTTGTAGGGGCTTTTAGGGCCCTCCCCCCTTTAGCAATGAGACGCCCTATAGCCGCAAAGCCTCCCCCTATGGGAAGGTTAAAGGGACTTGTGAGGAACTCCGTGCCCATCCGTATCCCTTCAGGTTGGGCCAAATGCTCGCCTAATGACTCTGCCACCGGGCGACCACCTGATATGTTTTCTATACCTTGGGCAACCTGTTCAGGGATAAACTCTGGAGGAGGTGCCCCTGACTCAGCACCAGTAATACCACCGATTACCCGTTGCTCCAGAGGGTCTATCTGCCCAGCACCAGCGGCAGCGACGAATGGCCCCAATAACCCCCCGGCAATCTCTTCTACGCCTTGATAACCGGTTAGTATGTCACGAAAACCTCCAGGGCCACCTTCTGCGGTGAACCGCTGTTCTCCGGGACGGTCAGGATAGGGGAATAGGAGGCGTTTAGCAGCGTCACCTATCTCTCCTAAGCGGGTTTCACCGGCTGCTTGCCGCTGGGCGGCGACATCCGTTGGCGGGGCATCACTAAACCTCTGCACGTAGGCCAGCAAGTCCTCGTCTGCGATGGAGTCGATATCTCCCTGACTGAAGTCCTGGGTGGGAACGGAGGTCTCCCCGGAGGGAAGCGGGGAGACCTCCTCGGGGAACTCTGCATTAAACGCATCTAAACGCCTCTGGACATCTGGGTCCAGGACAGGAGCGGAGCCTACCTCCGCCACTGCCCCTGTCTCAGGAAACTCAGCGTTAAAAGCGTCTAGTCGTGCTTGCTCCTCTTTGCTTAGGGTAACCATTTACTGGGTTACATTCCCCCCTACATTCTGAAAGGCTTGGGCTCCTGGGTTTGCTATCCGTTCTAGTATGCCCGCAAGAACCCCAGCAATCTGTTCAGGAGTCTGGAATTGACCAGCTTGGGTTGCGAGTCGAGGCTCTATCAGGTTAAGAAGATTGGTAGCCATAGTTTCCCGCTGCCTCGGAGCCACACCTGTTAGATAAGGTTGAATCCCTGCCCTAGCAGCACTAGAGGCGGTGGGGAAACGGGTCATAAAGTCGGCCATTTGCTCCACCTGTCCACCTTGGAACCCCCCTAGGAGGCCAGCAAGACTCTGCCGTAAACTAGCATCGTCGGAACCTCCGCCGCTCAGGAAATCTTGAAAGCGGAGCCCTCTTTCCCGCTCAGGCACTCCGCCTCCACCAAAATAGGACCCCCTTGTTATTGGGTCTATATCCTGAAATTGCCCGAAAGCGGTGCCCAACGCTCTTTGAGCAGCGGGAGCAAACCCGCCTAGTGGGCGACCTGTAGCACCCATAATCCCACGTAAGAACTGCTCCCTGCCGGTTTGGGCACCAAGCAGTCCGGGCTCTGAAACACCAAAACTGTCTGGGTAACGCTCACCCAGGTTGCCAAAGTCTATATTCCTATCAACGCCGCTGGGGTCTAAAACGCCCCCAGGCATAGGTGTAGGGACTTGAGTAACAACCGATGGCCTCACTACATTGTTGTAAAACGATGTAGCAGCAGTGGTACTCATATTTAATTCTTTAACAAGGAAAGCTATGCGCTGGTCATCGTTTGCTAGGTCGGTCTGCCCAGCCCTGATACGGGATACCAAGTCCGTAAATACCTCAGCCTTAGTTCTGTCTGCCATGTCGTACTCCTAAAATCCCTTACTTTGGAAGTCTTTGAACACCCCGAATATCTGCTCAGGGGTCTGGTACTGCTGCGGGCTGGTCGCAAACTGCGGGCCGAACATATTAAATATACCCGTTTGAGCGGCACCCCTCAACCTGGGGGCTATCCTGCTTAGGTAAGGTTGGGCGGCGGCGGAGATGGCCGACTCAGGGGTACCGAATGTGGTGCTGAACTTGGCGTAGGCGGGAGAAAGATTGCTGGGCCGGTTTGCAAAATCACCAAGGATATTACCTAAAGAGGCTTGAAGATTGGCGGCTGTAGGCTGAGGGCCCTTCAGATAATCACGCCAAGATGCGCCTCTCTCCTGCTGCGGGAAGTAATTGGTTATGGGGGATACGTCCCCAAATCTGGAGAAGGCCCTGCTGATAGCCCGCTGGGCTACCGGGATGAACTCTCCAAAGCCCCTTCCGGTGGCTTCCTGCAAACCCCGCAGGAAGAGGGCCGGGTCCTTTTGCTCCTCTATCAGTTGCTGGCGGCTGACTAGCCCCCCTGGCCCTATGGGTGCCCCAGGGTCGGGAGCCCCTCCCGGAAGGCCGGGCGTCCCCGTAAACGGGTCTATCTCTGCGGCGATACGTCTTTCTTCACTGTCACGACGGGCTTTATTGAGGTCTTGCTGTATCTCAAAGTCAGTCCTATCATCAACGACGGCATCTGTAGTGACTACTGTGCCGTCTGTAGTGGTGCCGTCTTTAGTGTCTACCTTTGTAGTGACTACCGGGGCTGGTTTATGGAAGCCGGTCTTTAGTCGGTCTTGCCATGCCTTATAACCGGCTTTGTTTCTTACGTTATCCGATTCGTTTGTGCCCTGGTTCGGCTGCGGGATGTAGTTCCTGAACTTGTTGCGTAGCCTCGTAAGTTCAGCCTCTACCATACGGTCAACGACCACATCGCCGGTCTCAAAGGGTACGCCCGGCTTCTGGGAAGGAACGGTAGGGTCATCCTTCCCTGTGGCGATGCCCAGCCTCTCCAGGCGGGCCTCGATGGCGGTACGGAGGTGCCCCTCTACCTCTGTTTCCAGCATGATGCCAGCCAGGTACTGGGCGTAGATGGCATCGGTGGGGCGATTGGCCGCATTACCCATATGGAAGCGTAGCTGGGCCGCCGCTTCGTCCTTCGCTTCGTCCTTGAGCCTCTGTTCCTCTGCCGCTTCCCTTGAAGCCTGAGCCGCCTCAAAACGCTCCTTGGTTAGGCCCCCATAAAGTTCTTGCTCTCTAATCTTTTGCGCCAGGTCAACGGTATATCTCGCACCTTTCTCGCCAGTAATACTACCGTCTGTATCTATATACGTCTTTACTCCGGGGCTGGTCTGCCTATACGCTGCTTCTGTCCTTCCAAATCCTGTTACCTTACTTTCAGCCTCTCTCCTAGCCGCACGTGCTGCATCGTTAGCTTGCTGCCGTGCCTCCATCTCCCGCTCGTATGACGACAGAGGGCCAGAGTAAGGGTCCCCTTCAGGTGTGACCCCGGTGCTTAATTGCGTCCAGCCCTGGGCCTTTAGATTGCCAACCTCCCCCGGATGCACCCAATAAATAGTGCCATCGGGGGCTCTTACTTGCTCACTGGCCCGTGCCGTCTTAGTCCGGGAGATAGACCCTTCTTCGACAGCTTCTCTCCAGAACCGTCCCCTATTTAAACCAGAGTCAGTAGGAAACTGGCGGGCAAAATCATCTGCAAGTGCCATATCTTACCTCTACAGCCCCGGAATCCCTGGGCCTGCGCCGTTCTGGGCTCCCGGACGTGGAGTTCCAGGCGGTACGTTAGGACCGGCCTGGGGTACTACTCCCGGTGGCGGGGCTCCCTGGGCCGCATTGGGCATGGTCTCAGGGCTCAGGCCGTTACCCTGCGGGGAACTGCCGCCTCCCTGTTGCATGGCGAAGGGAGAGAAGCCCTGTTGCATGGAAGCCAGCAGCATCTGCTGCCACTGGGCGAAGTAATACTGGGCCCTGGGGTCGTTCCGCTTGCTCAGGGCCTCTACCAGTGTGTGGAGTTGGGCTAACGGGTGGGCCGTCCGCCCAATCTCCTGGAACATCATATCCACTTCCATGTCCGAGTCCTCGACCTGGAGTACGTTCTCCAGCACCGAATGGAGGGAACGGAGTGGGAGGCCGTCGGGGCCGGGCTGGCGGTATAACTGGGCCAGTTGGGCCTTGGCGGCGTCGTCTTCCCGGAGTATGGGGGTCAGTTGGATGATGGGTTCATCCAGGTCCATGAGGTCTTCCGGTGTGATATTGGCCGAGAACCACCGTCTATTAGACCCCTGACCGCTTATCTGTATCGGTGGGAAGGCACGGGTCTGGAAGTGGTCGCACCAGGCGTTGGCTATCATCTTCAAAGCGGTCTGTTCACTATGAAGGAAGGGCTCAACCTTGTCCGCCGTGTCTCCCGCCTTCAGGGTCTGCATGGCGAAGCCCGATATGGCAAATGGGGTGTCCCCGAAGGTGATGGAAGAGAACCCACCACGCTGTTTCTCCGCACTTATAACCGATTGCATGGGGTTGATGTCCGGTGCGGAGGTCTGGAATGGGTAGACGATGAGTTCCTCCCCTTCCGCCAGGGGAATCTCCGCTCCAGCCTGGAAAGGGTCGCCCTCAACCAGCTTCACGCCGTCCCGGCTACGGATGCCGAACACGGGTTTCAGGCTCCGGTAGGCCAGTTCCTTCCTTATGGACATGACGAAGTTGTCGTCCGCATAAAGCTGTCTGTTATCGGCGTAGATGGACTCCCCGTAGTCCGTCCAGGCGTCGGTAAGGGCGGATACGTCCGTGGTGTGGCTCCCCTCCGGACGTGTGGTTATCATCGGTTGGGCCGAAGAGGCCACTACCCAGCCGGGGACCCTTGGTTCTCCGAACCCGTCCACCATTCCGTGGCGTTCGTTCTTCACCGGGGCTTCCTGTATCGCCGGGATTATAACGATATTACGTTCCCGGTCATAGTAATCGTATTTGACTATGCCGTCGGAGTCGTTCCCTTCAAATTCCTTGCGATACTCCGAACGTATGGCTGCGGGACATATCACCGTCTTGTGGCAAATCCACATCAACCCATCATGTCCGAACTCCCATGTGACCTCTCTGGGGTCCCACGGGGTGGCGTCGGCCCACGCCCGGTTATCCCGTTTGTTCAGAAGGCAACGCCCGGTGGTGTATCCCCGTACCATGACGCACCAGGAGATGAAACTACGGAGAGGGATGCCTCCCGCCATGACCAGACGTTCGTCATTGGCCCGGAAGTTACCCCTTATGAACTGTTCCTTGCGGTTGTCCTGCTCCCGGTCTCCTCTATCGTCATTCCCCTGAAGGACACGTACCGTCATAGAGGCCCCTGACAGGAGGCTTACGCCCTTCCTGCCCAGGGTACGGGGGTCGTTGCTGGTGTACTTCTGATATCCGGTAAGCTGGTCGTGGCTGAAGCTGTCCAGCCTCCAGAGACCGTAATCCTCGTCCATGCGTTCGTGCAACCGGGAGGAATCCAGTTCCTTCTGGTCCACCATCGCTATGATTTCCGCCGCTCTCCCCACATTATTAGTCATCAGTGCTGGACCACCTTCACCGTTTGTCTGACTTCGGCCCGCTCCGGGGAGAAATCCCCCAGTATGTAACGGGTGGCATCCATCAAGTGGTAAGAACTCTTACTATCTATCTTATCGGTTGGATTATACAGGTCATCCAGTACCCTTGAATAGGACAGTACCTCGTCAAGATAACGAGAACAGTCCTTGAAGACGAATAGCTTGTTCTGGGCCATCCACCCGTATACCCGGTCTATGCCTGCGTCCACCGCCTGTAATCGGGGCTTCTGTATGGGCCATCCCGCCGCCGTGAAACTCTCACGCCAGCCGTCTTCCGTGTTGGAGCCTCCGACCCGCCTCAGTACCCGTTCTCCCTCGCTGTAATTCTTGTACCGCTGGGCGTGGTCGAAAGCACTGATACCCCCGTCCAGATATTCCCGGTACATATAAAGGAAGCCCGTTCCAGGGTCCTGAGCGAACCATACGGCAGCCGTATTGGTGGGCCCGAAGTCGTGTCCCGTGTATCTGGGCCACTCCTTCGGTATCTCAAATCTGGGAATCACGCACGTACTTTCATCAAAGCAGTCGTATATCATGCCAGCGGGCCTCGTATAGACCCCTCTATAGAACAGGTCGAACTTCCAGCGTGGAAGGCTGGCCCTGGCCCGCTCATACGCCTCCTGACTGAAGGCGGGGTTGGTCTTACTATCAAACTGGATGACATCCACATCGGTATCCCCCCGTACCCAAGGGTCATAGACCTCGGTCTTGAACCAACCGAACTCATAGAGGGTGGTGGTACATAATATGCGGCCCTGAGTAAGGGATACCCGTCTCTGAACAGCCTCCCAAGCCTGATGCTGGAACTGGTGTTGGCCCACCTCGTCCAACCAGGCGGCGTTAGCCGTGGCCGACTCCAGAGACTCAGGATTGGTGGCACTCCCGAAGATAACCCTCCAAGCGGGACCCCCGTGGTGCTTCTCGTAACTCTCAAACACCCTATCGGCGGCCCTCCAGACCCCCAGATTGAACCAGTTCTGGAACACATGGAGAAACTCCCGCTGCATCTTGAGGTTCAACAGAGGAAAGGTGGCCGTAACAGCCAAGTAATCCCCCAAACCCTTCCTCTGTATCTCCCTTTCCAGCCAGTAAGGCCCGAAAGAGGTCTTACCGCTCTGCGTACCGGCCAGCATAGCCACCACACGGGCTTCACTGACCCAAGTAGCCGTCTGTCCCGGATGAAACCTTAGCTGCAACTCTCCGTCAGAGAGCCTATAGCCAGGAGGGTGTTCCTCAAGGACCGCTACAGCAGCCTCATTCACTTATTCCCCCTCTTACTAGCCCTGGTGGCGTAATGGCGCAGCTTCGTGGCACTCATGCCCGTCTTGGTGGGCTGCCCGGCCTTCTTACGGGCCAATTCAGCCCCCATGAACCTTCTCTGCTTCTCACTCTTAGCGGCCATAGTCCTCCAAAGTGCTAATAACTGGCGGTTTGAGTTTAAACTCAACTCTGGGACATGTCCAGTTTGTCCTAGGACTGTCCGCACCCTGTCCTGAAAAGGCTTCATGGCCCAAAATTGTGGGGGCTTATCTTACAAGGTACGTGCGCAGGCGTTAAGCCTTGCCGGGGGTGGGGTACCCCCCCTACGCCTACGCATGATGCGCCCGCCCGCACACGCCAGCAACCTTCGGTTGCTTTAATAGGAAGCTGTGGTGCCGTCAGGCTCGATTCCAGCCTCTAGGCTAGCCTCTACACTAGGCTCGGCTAGGCTCGCTGCTACGTTTGAGTTTAAACTCAAATCCACGCCTGAATCCAGAACTACAGTCACACGTGTGATGCTGACAGTCTCAGGCGTGGGACGGTCTACAATCGTGCCTGATGCCTTCCCAATGAACGCAAGCGCACCGTTTGCGCTCGCCCATTGCCCAGACTCTTGCGCCCCTTGCAGGTTCCTGTCCGCTTCTTCCAAGATACGGGCTAGAGTCCACACTCTACGGTGTTGCCTTGAAGCTTCAATGCTCGTGGCTATCTCAGGGTTTGCCATAAGCTTGAATGCCTCATTGTGAATGGTGGCTGGCATCATGCCGTCAACGTTGTAGGCTTCCCTATAGGCGTCCGATTGATTCAATCCGGAAAGTATGCCATCGCAAAATATATGCTGTTTGGGCGTGAGGCTCATATCTACCTACTATATGTTGTATAGGCTATGCCTGATTCTACCATATGCGGATTTTAAATCCATATTTTAGTTTAAACTCAAATGCTAGGCGTGAAATGCCCTATTTCGTGCCTAGCAAATTGATGCTTGACATATGCTAAACAGAAGCGCATAATACCGGCAGTGAATCAAACCAACTAGGCCGCTACGGCGTGAGCCTGACAGGCTAGATTCACTAGGGTACTAGACCAAACGGAGGCTAGACAATGCGGAGTCCATCAAGTACAGCACGCAAGCGGACATATAGTGGACATGTTGCGGGTTCTCCGCAAGGCTTCCCAAGTATATCTCACGTACATCCGGAGCAGACACGGGTAGTGGGTAACGCAAGGCTATCTTCACATCGGAGGAACAATTTGAACCTTACCAGACCCATCCTACGGAGCGGGAAAGCACACTCCGTATAGGCTCACCCTACATAACCGGGCATGTGCCCAACGTAGACCGCGCACTACGTCAACAAAGCGACGAATATATAAACGGAGGATATACCGTGATAACTAAGAATCAAGCGTTAACAGCGGACAACCTACACTACACCGGGAGGCACGATTGCACCGTACATATCGGCCCTCGTGGTGGCAAGCGAGTCAACATCACGGCGGTACGGCGTAGCGGTAAAACTCAGACTTGGAAGACTAGACCGGAAGACTTCAAGATGCCAGTTAAATTCGGACTCTATGAGTCAAGCTACGCCACCCATGAAAACGCTAACGACTGGCACACCTTGGAAGATTGCCCAATACAGGAGGGAAATTAAATGTCACAGACTCAAACTATCGGACGAACGGCAACCAAAGTAGAACACCTGGGAAAGTACACCTATGTTTGGTACCACAATACCGACGTTGTGCAATTCGATAGCCTATACATCACGCTCAATACGGGAGGTTGGGAAACGGCAACCACCAAACTACGGATGAATCAAGCGAGTAATCAATTCGGGTTAGGTTATCAGGTATACCAGAAGAACCATAAATGGTACGTAGTCATACCTCAAGGTGAGACGCTGGAATTTACCGGACGGCGGATGACATTCCCCAGGCGTTAGCTGCTACCCCTCCGGGCATCATGGAATGGTGCCCGGTATGGTGCAACTAAACAGGCAAGGCACTAAACAAGAGAACGGAGGGAAGTAATCATGGATGACCTTATAGACCTAACGGAGGAAAACATCAGGGAGTTGGACATAATCGAGGAATGTTTGAGTTTAAACTCAAATCCGGAGGGAGAATAGATGCAAAGGGTAGGCAACATACTAGAGTACGGAGAACGGCCTTGTTCCTCATGTCAAGGGCAACGGGAGGTACGAGACATTCGGCCTTGCCCAAAGTACGGCAAGGTGGTGAGCCGTCTCCCCGGTAGGGTATGTCCCGATTGCGGGACTACCCGAAAAAACGGACACCAATACTTGGATACCGGAAACATGAAGCCTTGCCGTTGCGGTACGGGGTACCAAACGGAGGATAGGTACAGTAGCCTACCCGATGGCATATTCCGGACGTTGGTATTCAAGGTGTACCGTAGCCAACGCCCGGCCTCATTCAATGAGCAATACCTAGGGTTGGGTTTAGTCTACAGTGTCACCGATTATGGTGAACACCAGAACCTATCGGACGCTGACTTAGCCCGTAAGGTAGCAGACCATGATGGCTACACCCAGGCTTGCAAGGTGGTAGACAAGGACAACCGATTCTGCGACTACCTGATGATAGCTACCAACAACAGCGGGTATACAGTCAAAGCAATATGGGAGGGATAGTATGAAAAGCCTGAACAAACAGGTACAAGAGAATCAGGAATCCAACTCAGAGTGGAGGTACAACAAGCAGGCGATGTCCGCCAATCGGATGTTTCTTACCATCAACACCCACCTATTTGAGGGTAAGTTACCTGACCCGGTGATAGGGTTCAACGCCTCCGGACGGGTACACAAGGACGGGATGTACCACTGGGAGGGGGATGGTATCAGCCTCCCTCATCACATAGACCTACGGCAAGACCTGACAGAACTTGAGACGGTGGTGGCGTTGATACATAACGCCACGCATATAGCCTCAGAGGTGTACCACGACTCCAAGTCTTGGTATCACCCCAAGGCATTTCGGGACTGCATGAGGGGATTCGGAATCAAGACCAAGACCAACGGGGATAGCATCGGGTTCTACAAGGAGTTTGGTAACACGCTGGAGAAGATTGGACGCCCTGACCTGGCAACGGAGTTGTTTGAACCAGACGATACGGAGGGACTTATCGGGGACGTGATGGTAGGCGGGGATGATACCCCGGTGGTAGACGTACACGTAGAACCCTCTCTGCCACCCTCCACCCTTGAGGTAGAGGAACTCGTAGTGCCGATGCCAACCAAGAAAGCGGCACCCAAGGTCAACAAGAAACAGAAGTTTGCCTGTGCCTGTACGCCTGATAACAAGGATGGGTCAACCTCATTCTGGGCCGTCAGGATACACCCAAATAGTATCTGTGGGGGATGTGGTCAGAAGTTCCTATCCCAGGTGGACGTTGAAACCTTGGAGTTGGTCAGCATATGAAGATAACTTGGACTACCGAAACCAAGACCGATGTGGGGGTAGCACCCAAGCTACCCTCCCCGGCACAGAAACAACTAAGCAAGGAGGAAGTAACCAAAGGGATATGGGAGTTAGACCCCAACCTCAAACTTAGGCATCGGGCGGCGGAGTTCTACCTGATGATGGACTTAGACCTAGACGGGTTGGATGGTGGGAAGTTCCAAAAGCTGATGGACTACCTGCTACCCCAGTTCGTAGCCTACACCGATATGGCGGTGGGCGGGGAGTTAAGGCACTCAAGGCTGAAGGTTCCCAGTAACCAACTCCCCACGCCATTACGGAGGGCGATAGCTGACTCCACCCTGCCAAGTCACCGCCATGAGGCGTGGCGGGGATGGTACAGGTTCCGGAGGCACTACGGCACCCTCGCCTTAGAGTGGGCTGAGGAGGTATTCCCCCACTTCAGCGGGGGAGGTTTCGGCGGGAAGAAGTGGGCAAATATAGCGAGCATCCTCCGGATGTACGAAACGGATGGCCTGACCCCGCTGATGTTTGTGGACACATGTTGGGGACTGCAACATAACGGCGGTGCCTATTTCGACAAGGTGTGGCCTACCAAGGGACTCAAGTCAGTGCTGGATGCCAACCTAGCGGAGAGTATACCGGGCTTACTGGCATACGCAACTGTCCCGGTCAGGAACTTCTACAACAAGAAACGGAATGGAGGCGCAGACATATGAGCATCACCAAGCTACAGGATGTACGCAAGGAGGACGTTGCCACCGTCGGAGGCAAGGCGGCGAACCTGGGGGAGTTGATTGGCATGGGGATGCCAGTACCGGATGGGTACGTGGTGACTGGGACAGATTACAGGCTACTGCCAAGCACTAACTACTTGGGCCACGTTGTAGCCGTCCGTTCCTCCGGTATCGCTGAGGATGGGCTGACCGCCAGTATGGCGGGGCAACATGATACCTACCTAAACATTCCCAATAAGGCAAAGGATGTTGCGATAGCTATCTACGACTGCTTTGAGTCAGTCAACAACCCAAGGGCGGTGGCCTACCGGGAGGAGAACGGCATCACTGAAGACCGGATAGCGGTCATTGTCCAGCGGATGATTGACCCCCTGTACTCCGGAGTGTTGTTCACGGCTGACCCCGTGGATGGGGATACCAGTCGCTTTGTGGTGGAGTACGTGGAAGGTACGGGTGAGAAGTTGGTGAGCGGGGAGGTGATACCGTTCAGCTTTGATATGTCCCGGCACTCAATCCAATGGGAGGATGTGGGGGAACAAGAGTTCCATACCCCCACACTCCACGCCTATGCCTCTGAGATTGACCACCACTTTGGGTGCCCCCAAGACATAGAGTGGTGCGTGGACAAGGAATACAAACTCTGGATACTGCAAGCAAGGCCGATAACCACACTGTAAGTTTGAGTTTAAACTCAAAATATATATGGAGGGAGTGACTATGGAATACAACGGACGGGTAGCTTCAAAGGGAATCGCTAGTGGAATCCTGTACTGGGCCAAGGAAGGGGAGGACATACCGGAGGGTTGCATACTGGGGGCCACCATGACCAACCCTGACCTTGTACCCCAGATGCGGAAGGCCGCTGGGATAGTGACCATCCTGGGTGGGAGGCTTTGCCACGCCGCCATAGTTAGCCGGGAGATGGGTAAGCCCTGCGTGGTGGGGCTGGGTGACACCTTCCCCGGTGAATCCCTGGCAGGGAAGCTGGTAACGGTGGACGGTGACACCGGAATCGTCACCGTGGAGGAGAAGTAATGAGAATCAAGTACGTATGCAAGACTTGCGGGGCAGAGAACCAAGTGGTTCTAAACGGCACCTGCTCGTGGGATTACCATGGGCAAGAGTGGGTTGCTGACGACATTAGTACATTCGAACGCCCCTTCTGCGTAGCTGATGGGTGCTTCTCTGAGGACATCCAAGAAGTGGAGGTGGAGGACTAGTGTTTCGTAAGAGCAAAAAACTAGACCAACGCAAGTGTGAGATTTGCTGGACGGAGGGGAAGGCGGGGAATGTTGTTCAGTACCTTGAGGACAAGCAATGCTGGGTGTGTGCGTTTTGCCTGGGCATATTTGACGGGGCGAGTATAGACAGACTGATGGAGGGCGATTCCCCCAAGGAGGAACAACTAACGTGGCAGCACCCGCAGAACCCAAAGACCAAGGCCAAGTACGTTGCCCCGGTACGGAGTTGTGCCCATAATCGTACCCCGTTCTCCTTCAACGAACACACCATATACCTGAGCGGGTCATCGGACAGACAGACCCCGGTACAAGGGCCAGACCCAACGGTGGCGATATACCTTGACGTGACCTGGCTGAGAGGGAAGGTCTTATCCAACGGCGGGATGAAGAAACCGGAGGGTGAGCCGCACATAGTCTACCTCAACTGGCCTGACTACGGGGTCGTGGAGGTACAGCGGCTGATGTGCATAGCCAGGTGGGCCTTGGAACAACTGGAGGCGGGACACACCCTTGAGGTTGGGTGTGTGGGTGGACATGGGAGGACGGGCACCTTTGTGGCGGGGATGATGGTGGTCACGGGATTCCATCCGGATGACGCAATCAAGGAGGTGCGTACCAACTACTGCCCCAATGCGGTGGAGAGCAAGCCCCAGGAGAAGCTGCTTCAGGAACTCTATGAACAGATGGACAAGGTTGAAGTAACCACAAAGTAGGAGGGATGAACATGGGACTAGCTATGTTTCTGGTCAAACACACTTACATATATGGTGACGGTCACCGTAATCTAAGTTTGGACTACCCCGGAGTCAAGCCTGAGAGGGTCAAGGTAATCCAAGAAGAACTGGGTTACTGGCGCAAGGCTAACGCTATCCACCAATGGTTCGTGGACAATGTGCAAGACGGAGTTGATGAGTGCCAAGAGTCCTACGTTACCACGGAACAACTCCAGCAACTCTTGGATATCGTCAAGCAGGTACAAGCAGACCATACCCTGGCTCCTACCCTGCTCCCCACCCACCTAGGCGGGTTCTTCTTTGGCAGCACTGAGTACGACAGCTACTATTTCGAAGACCTGGAAGATACCCGCCACATACTGGAGGGGGCAGTAACAGAGGGTGGGGATGCCGTCTTTTTCTACAACAGTAGTTGGTAAGGTTTGAGTTTAAACTCAAACGAGGAGGGAGATATCGTGAGCGAGTGGATAAGTGAGTGCTGCGAGGCACGTCCGTTGGGAGACATGTTGGACGAGAGTACCATCCCCTACGGTGGGCCAAGTGGTTTCTGTTCAAGCTGCAAGGATAACTGCATATTTATCTTAGAAGATATGGGAGAACCATTCGACACCCAAGAAGAAAAAAGGGGGGAACGGTGATGGAACAACCACCGAACTGCAAGGAATGTGGGGAGCCACTCAGGGAGTACGCCTACGCCCATGACGGGGATAGGTACGGGTGGGCTGGTTGTGGGTACTTCTGTACCAAGGATTGTGCGGCCTACTGGGCCGTGAGCAAAGCTAGGAAGGAGGCGAGGGTAAGTTATGGCAAGAGATAGTCAGGGAGTCAAAGGAATCAGTGGATACAATCCCAAGGAGGGCACGCCTGCGCAACGGGTGGTCAAATATACCAAACAGGTCAGTGTACTTGAGTACCAACTGTCCGTAGCCAAGAAAAACCTGGAGACCGCAGAGCGACAACTTAAAAACGAGGGAGAGTAAGTTATGGTCAAGACAACAAAGGTGCAAGGGACATACATGTCATCACTCTACAAGACCCAGCGGGTCAACGTGACCCCACTAATCGCAAGCCAGTGGCTTGAGACCCAGGAGGGGAACCGTCCCGTTAAGCAGACCGTGGTGGAAAGGTACGCCATGTCCATGCGGGACGGGGAGTGGGCGGAGACGGGGGAGACCATCAAGTTCGATATCCATGAACACCTGATAGACGGGCAGCACCGTCTGTTTGCCGTCATGGAGGCGGCACTAATCATACCATTCGAAGTGGTATGGGGGCTTCCTACCAGTGCCAGGGATAGGATGGACACCGGGAGTATACGGAGTGGGTCTGACGTGCTTGGGATGCACGGAGTCAGCTACCCCCGTGCCGTGTTCCCCGCCCTTGGCATCCTGAAGTCCTATCTGGCGGGGCAACTGCCAAGCATCTACCACTCAGGCAGGAACCGTATCTCCAATGCCGAAGCCTATGACATGTTCCTGCAACACCCTGGTATCGAGCATAGTGCCACGGTAACGGCGAACATAAACATGCTGCGGCGTTTGATGCCCAGGAGTTACGCCACTTTCCTACACTACATCTTCTCAAATGTAAGTGCGGAGGCGAACGGCACCTTCTGGTCAAAGCTGGTTAGTGGTGCTGACCTGGGACATGATGATGCCGTACTCCACCTGAGAGAACGGTTGATAGCGAACAAAAGTGCGGTGGGGAGGGCCAAGATGGACATCACCACCTTCCTGGCCCTCAGTATCAAAGCCTGGAACGGGTACAGGCGGGGGAAGCCAGTGTACAGGGTTCAGTACCGCCCAACTTTCGAACAGTTCCCACGGGCAATCTAGGAAACAGGAGGAGTAAACATGACCAATAAAGAACCAGACCCTTTAGATAATCCAGAGTTCGTGCGAGTGATTAACGACATCCTGGACCTACCGCCAGAGGCTTTAGCAGACGAAGAACACGTGAGTTCTATCTGCAAACACCTCGCCAGTATCATCGACACACAGCGGACGCTCATCGAAGAACTCGATGAGTTGTTCAACAATAACATGACAGCGACGGAAGCCCTGGAAGCATTGGTTGACGCTGGCATCACGCCCCCCAGCACCGGGGTCGTACAAGGAATGATGGCCAAGCAGAGAGCGTACCTCTACGCCATAGAGGCGGTCTACGGGCGGCTTGAGCCCCATCTATCCCCACAAGGACGGCGGGACATCACGACTCATATAATAGACCGCCGTCGGGTGGAACGTACCGTTGACGCTATAACAGACCGCTATGACAACTTAATGAATGAAGGCGAGGAGGTATAAACGTGGACAACCTGAGTATCAAGGTACTAAAAAATATAGTGACGGATTCATCCGGTGTATTCATCCAGAGCGGGGTGCAGTTCTTCAGTGACCCCAACGGGCCGTGGCCTGAGGGGGTGCCTATCCCCACGGTCAACCTATCCCGGAAGGGGGACAACCCGAACTGTGACACACCCATCAATAACCTGGAGTCACACAACGGTCACGCCCCTGGCTTCAAGACCCAGGAAGCGATGGACGCTTACATAGAACGGGTGGTCAAAGCGGTGGACGAAGTGGCTGACCCGGTACAGCTACCGGGGCACCTGAAAGACGCCCTCTCAGACATAGAAGGGCTTGACAATATATGACAGAGTTGTACAATAGGGACATGCAAAAAACAAAAGAGGACTCCCAAGAGAACCTACGGTTAAGACTGGTGGACTACCTAGCCGTCTCCTACGGAGGGAAGGCGGCGAAGCTGGCGGATGACCTGGGGTACAGTCACACCCTACTCTCAAGGTATCTGCGTGGGCTGCGGGTTATATCAGGGCCATTCTGCATGAGAATCAAGGCGAACATACCTGAGTTGACTGACGCTTGTGATGAAGCCCTGAGAGATATAGGAACCAAGAAATGGCAGAAGGAGGGAGACAATGGTAGCTAAGGTGAAGGCAACAGAGTCGGAGATAGTGGGGCTGGTTCAGAAGAAGGAGTCGAACACCATCGGGAGTGGCCCCAACCAGGGGAACATCTACCTGAGTTACTTGCTGGCTGACCCGCAGACGGGAGACGAGACGTGGTACAAACAGTTCAACGCCGTCACCAGCGGGGAACCCGTACAGGTCGGAGAGGTGTGGCGGTTCCACGTATCGTCTAAGCCTGCCAACAACGGCACCGTATTCCATAACGTGGAGAAGGTGTTGGGTAAGGCCGGGACGGTTGCGCCAGGTACCGTTACCGACGTGGCTGGTGAGGACGTAGTGGTGGATGTCCCGCCAACCAACCCTACCC